GAACCTTCTGCGCCTGCAAAGCAGCGATCTTCGACACCAGCGGCTCGTTCTTCACCGTCCCGGACTGAGCGATCCCCCGGAGAGCCTCCTGGCCCTGCAACCCGAAAGTCCCCAACTGGCTTGCGCCGAGACCCTGATAGTTCGCGCCCTGGTTCGCGCCGAACCCCTGATACGTCCCCGCCTGCTGAGCCGCGAGGCCCTGCTGCCTAGCGATCTGCGCCGCTAGGTCACCTGAGGCTGCGGTGGCGTTATCCCCCGGCGCGTACTTCGCGAGGCTAGCCATCGCGCCCTGCCCAATACCCTGCAACTGAGATTGAGTGTTCTGCCCGATCCCCGCGAGAGTCGAGTTGAGCCCCGAGGCGATCTGCCCCTGCTGATTCACGCTCGACTGAACGAACGGCTCGAGCTGGTTATAGAACCCGCCGGTCTGGTTGATCGTCCCCGTGGTCTGCGCGTTGTTCGCAGCGATCTGCTTCTGAAGTTCCGTGAGAGGACCCTGCGTCTGAATGTTCGCGAGCGCCTGCGCCTGCCCCAACAGCGGATCGACCGGAGCACTAGGCGCCCTAGGACCCTGCGCCTTAGGACCCTGAGCCTTCGGGGGCTTCGGAGCCGGAGCAGCTCGAACATGAGCCTTGACGACAACAGGCTTCGAACTCTTAGGCTGCGGGACAGGAGGACCCGAAGGCTTCGGACCGGGCTCCTTAGCGAACCCTGAGGGGACTCCACCAAACCCAGCCATCTAGAACCCCCCCCTGTAGCCGATCTGCCCGGGCTTCGCTTTCGGGATGCCCTGACCAATCTTGTAGTTCGCGGGCACCTTCGCCTTCGCCGGCGATGTCGTCGGGACCGAGGGAGCCGCAGGAGTGCTGATCGGCGCCTGTCCCGTCGCGGGGTTCGCCAATGCGGCTTTGATCGCTCTTTGAACAGCGGCGTCGTACTGGCCCGTCTCGTAAAGCTTCTCACCGGACTGGAGTGCTTGGATCTGCGCGGCGATGGCTGCCTGCTTCTGCGCGTTCGCTGCGGTCAACCCGGACTGCTTCGTCTGGTACTTGTTCAGGAGGTCGCCTTGCTGCTGCCCCTCAACGCTCGAGTAGAGAGCGCCCCTCCGGTTCGCGGCCTCCTCCAAGTTCAACTGATCCCGCGGCTGCTGATACGCCAACTGCCCCAAAGCGTTCTGGAGCGCCGTATTGTTGTTCTGGGATGCTGAACTGAGGCTGTTGAGGCTATTGTTCACCTTCAGCTGGTTCTCAGCCAAGTTGTTGTAGTACGTCGAATCCAACGGGCTCGACGGAGCCGCTGTTGACGTAGCCGACGCTTTCGGAGGAGTGGTCTGCTGAGGAGCAGCCGGCGCCGCCGGCTTCGGCGCTGCCGCTAGTCCACTGAACCCAGAACCCTGCCCTGGGGCTGCCAGGCCGGTCAGGCTTGCGCCTTTGGTCTTCGCGGGGGTTCCCGGCTTCGGGGGCTTAGGTGCTCCCGCGAGAGCGTTGAACCCCGTTGAGAATGATGCTCCAGCCATACGATTCTCCTTAGCCGATCACAGCGAAACCGACTGCTGCATTTATGCCCGCTGGCCCGACCTGATTGATCGTGCCGATCACAGCCTGCGTCGTGCTGACCGTGACCGCCTCGGCGTACCCGTTGAACCCTGCGGCCGTATACACCGTCAGCAACACCGCCGGAATCACTGCCCGCGCCGGATAGTTTATCGTCGCGCTCCCAACCCCCAGCCCACTCAAAGACCAGTCCCCAGAGCCAGCATTGGCGACGCTGCCCGTGCCGGTAGCGAAAACGCCCCAGCTCAGTTTCACCGTCGCAGGAACCCCGGCGAGCTGCAAGAAGTTCTTGCTTGTCTTGTTCAGAATGTCGAGCGTGCCGAGCTGCTCAAAGTCGACGGTCGCGTCCTCGAGACTCGTGATGGGGAGAGACTTGAACTTCATGCTCATCCCCCTTGCTTTTGCTCAAGGACCGGCGTACCGTAATCGCCCTAATGTCCAGATACCGATACGTTCAGATCATCGCTGCGGCCGGAGTCGCATGGGTTCTATGGCGCGACGAGAAGCGCGCTCGCGCGTGGGCTCACCCGTGGAACGACACGCGGAAGCCCATACGGTTTGCCTGTCCGCAGGAAACGCGACAAGCTAGCTAGGAAAGGGCCGTCCCGTCCCACCACGCGCCAGCGACCTGCGCGCCGGCAAGCTGTCCAGCCGACAGCGTCATCGTGCCAGTCGGCCACGCGTGCGGACCGGCTAGCGCCTCATCAAACCAGGCTGGCTGTCCCACTGACTGCGCCCACCCAAGAAAGTCCGCTGGCGCGAACGCGCCCGCAACATCATACGGGTGCGCACTGACCGCCTGCGCTCCGGGGAGACCCGCGTTCCATGCCTGCTGAAACCATCCCATTCCCCACGGACTGATCTCCCCAGCAACCAGAATGGCCGCAGGTTGAAGATCCCGCGCGACAGGCTCCGCGGCCTTCCACGCATCCGAGTACTCCCACGGCCATTCGGGGACGCCACCCTGGTTGAGTTCCTGCTCGTTACCGAGACTAACCGCCCATACCGGCTGCTGAAGCTCCTGGAGTTGCTGTTCAACGAACGCAGCGACCTGACCGGTCGTATCGGTATTCGCCCACTGAAGGACAAGATGGACGCGGAAACCTTCGCTGACCGCGGTCTGGACGCAGGGCCACGGATCACCGGGGTCCGTTTCGCTGACGATGACTCGCAGAACCGTCGCGTGATACGCATCAAGGTACGGCCGCGGGTCGGTCTGCCCGTATATGCAGCCGGGAACGTTCCCAACCTCAACGACCGCGGGCAGCGGAAGCGCCAAGTTGACCGGAGGCGGAGGACTACTACTAGGCCGCATCCCAGCGAATGTTGGCGAGGCAGGCTGAGAACGCTGGACCGGTCTACGATGCTTCTTGTGATGTCGCTTCTTGTGGCGCCGACACGCGTGATGCTTCTGCGCTGCGCATCGATGATGATGTTTCGCTGCTGCGACCGGAGGAACGGTCAGCGCAAACACAAAAACTAGCGTCAGCGCGGTAAGGTTGCGGTGCATTCCGAGGTCTCCTCTCGGGTGCCAAGCCCCCGGCCGTTAGCGCGGCGCGGGGGCGCTTCTAGGTTCCGGCGGGAACAGTACGCCGTAATCCGCCAGAATGCAAGCCCCTAGCTGAACGCCAATGCTTCGACCCACAGTCGACGGTTAGAAGCCGTTACCGTCCCCGATGTCACCTTGAACTGGATGCTTACGGTGTACGTGCCCGCGGCAGCAAAAATGTAGGCGGGTCCTCCAAGCTGACCCGAGAGAACAGACAGGCCGACAACCTGACCGGTTGTTACGTCCGACGAACCGGCGCCAGCCCCCGTTGTCGTGACACCCCCCCAGAATGAGATCAAGGGCACGTTCACGTTGGGGCCACCAGCACCAATCCCGCACTCCTGCACTCCCGGCGCGGCCTGCCCCCCAGCCTTCAGCTGGTTCGCTCCGAGAAAGATCGCTGCTCGAGCGCCACCCACGACGCTCTCCTGCCAGGTCGCCTGATACCACACCGCAATCAGTCCATTTGTTGGCAGCACAACACCCGCCACCTGATCCGGGGTGCTAAGCGTCGTGTAGGTCGTGCTGACCGTCGACTGAGATGTAGCAATGTTCGTTGCGCCTTTGACCGTCAGGCCGGATTGGTTGATTCCCGCGGACTGCGAGGTCGCTGCACTCAGGTTCGTAGAGTCGATGTTCCCATTAATGACCGTCTGCAAAGTTGTGAAGTTGTTCTGGATCTTCACGTCCTCGGTCGTGTCGGGCTGACCGATCTGAGGGTTCTGTAGCGAGATGATTCCCATTAGGTGCCTACCACCCCGTCCTTACGATCGTGCATGATCAAGAGATAAGAGTCAACGATGTCCGCGGTCGCACTCGTTGAGGAGAACACCACGCTGAACGCGTTCGCGACGCCGAGATTGTTGATCCGGTTCCGCTGAACGGTGCCGCCGCCACCGAATAGCTGAGGACCGCCGAACGGCTGCGTCCCGCCGAACAAGGTTCCTGCTGTCGTCGCGAAGACGTTCGGGCGAATCAATGTCTCCTGGACAGCAAAGTCCTTCGCCAGTGAGACATCCACCGTGCCGGCGCCGTCGAACCGCATCTGCCGTAGACGCTTGCGGTAGTACGGCGTCGGGAACAACCTGCGCCTGAAGAAACTGGGGGACTGCCACGGCCCGCGCCATACCCACTGGAAGTTCGCTCCGTTGTCCGTATTGACTCCAGGGGCGAAGCATTGGTCTACGATCGCTGCTGTAGCCTTCGCAGAGTAGAGCTGCGCGCTACCAATAGGATGCCATGTAGCGAACTGATTCGACCCGAATGAGTGCCGCCACCAGCTCGTCAATGTCGTGTCGTAATCCAGGGTCGTATCGTTCGGGCTAGAGCCCGAGCCAGCAACGCTGAGGTAGTAGTGCCCGTTGAAGTAGGCTGCCGCCGCCTGCGCGCGCTGCCCGTCGATCGCATCGATGGTGGGGCTGATGATGTCGCTGATCGGCTCGAGCTTTGTCCCGTTCGTCAGATAGACGCCACGATCCTCTGAGAGGAAGTACGTGCCGGCTGGGCCGGACTGCATCGTCCTATGAGCGACGCATCCGACCTGATCGCTGATCCTCCGGATCGTTGCCGTCCCCGTATCAGCGATCACCCAAAGCTTCCGGGGCTTCGCCACAAGGATATACGGACCGACTTTCCCGATCGCAGTGATGCTCTGACCATCATTCGGGTCGAAGTCAGCGAACCCAGCGCCAGTCAAGGATGCTGGGTCCCAGTTCGTCGGGTCAGCCAATGCGCTCCAGAACACTCGGGAGGGAGTCGCCGTGACCCCGGTGATGAAAGCTTGGTTGTTGGCGTAGATGCAGTATTTGCCGTTCGGGACCGCAACCGCCCCGGAGGCGTTCGTCCAGTTCACCGTAGCCGTACCCGCTGTCGTGCCAGCCCACTGTTGCGGCGTATCGGTACCGTTTACACCGTAGACCGGCCCCTGGCCGCTGACAATGGGGGCGCTGATGAACTCCCAGCGAACATTCGATGTAAGGGCTGTCTTGATGCTCGTGACCGTCCCACCGCTCGTGACGCTGACGAGAGTCGTTCCAGTAGCGCCCACCAGCGTGTTCGTTGGCGTCGCCTCAGAAGCAAACAAGGACGTGAGTGCTGTAGCCGGCGTAGCCAAGGTCACAAGGCCGTTGCGTTTCACGATCGCGCCGGCAACAGTCCCCTGAACGTTCGAGAGATCCCTACTCGGGAGCGAACCGAGCCCCTCATCGAGGAGGTATGGCGCTGACTTGGTGTTCAGGCCCTGACTGAAGTTGCTGTATAGGAGAGGGATAGCCACGGGCTACTCCTCCTTGAACAGATGACGATCCTCAGGCTGGATGGGCCACCACTCAAAGATCTCATGGCCGTTCCAGTCGCCCAGACTCTTGCCGCGACACAAGATCAGGCCGCCAGAGTACATGAGGTCGCCTTCAATCTCGGCAGGAAGGATACGCGCTGATTCGTCCATGGCTACTCCCACGTCGAGCCGTAGATGCTCCAGCCCCGCTGATTCAAACTTGGTGGACCACGCCACATATCCGCGAGCTGATTCGGGGAATCGTCGCTCGGGAACTTCATGTCCGCGGCGAACATCGCGAGGCCCTTATCGTACTTCGCCTGCCAGTACGCGCCCATGTTCGGGCCGTCATCCTCAGCGGCGTAGCATTCGCTGGTTGCCCCGTACACAAGAAGATTGTGGTAGTCCGCGGGGATCGTCGGGACATCCGAATCGTTCACGAGTGGCGCTGGCATCTTCCAGTACCGGAGCTCGAACGGATACACCTGATCCGGAGTGGGGTAGAGGTGAACGTTCGAGCCGTCGAGCGCGTACGCGTACGGAGCGCCCGATGTGCTGATGCTCCGGTCGATCGTCCTGAGGCCAACCATCTGCATCTCCACCTGAATATCCGTGCGCCTGAGCGAACGGGTACGCGCGAAGTCCGTAGGCAACGGGTACATCGAAGTCCCGATCGCCGAGTTGTAGTCCTGAACATTTTCATCGACGTAATAATTCACGCGTCGAACGAGGTTCAAATATGCGTTGTTGATGTAATTCGTGACCCGAGCAGCCCCAAAGAGCACGGGGTCGAACCCGCAGGCAAAGACTTCAGTCCGGATGTCGATCAGCTGCACGAGACCCCTCCTCTCCTACATATTTGAAGGCGTTGAGCGGCACGACTCTGCCGCACCTGTCGCAACGCAACGCGGGAACCAACGCGACGGCGTCGCGGACGAGACGACCGGCGCACTGGTTGCAGACGATCACGCGTCACGCGGAACGAATGCGCGACCGCGATACTTAGCGCCCTCAGCTTTCCGGATCTCGTGAGCGACCAGCTCAGCCGTCTCCGCGAACTTCTCCTGGTACGACTGGCGTTCTTGCTCCTTCGCTTCCCGGGAGACCCGCTCGATCTCCTTAGCGAAGTCGTATCCACCCCTGCCCTGCGAGTCGATGTACTCGAGGCGTTTGATGATCCGCTGGTCGCATTCCTG